GGCAAGCGTTGGTACGGTCCACAGTCGGTTAGACACAGTAAATTTGTCGTGTGCGGTGGTGTTGCTTCCTTGACCCATGTGTGGAAGAAATGGTCTTATAAAGACCGCATTGTTGATGGCATAATTCCTGAAAGCGTTAAAAGGCAATTACCGGTCAAGACTGGCAAATATTGTAAGTTTTTGGGTTTTACTAAGCTTAAAACAGGCGGTCCGAAAGGTAAGAGAATTCAAGCGTCCATGAATTTTCTCAAATTTTTAAAGACCAAAGAGGGGAGGAAGTACCGGAGGTTTGAAGAGAAGGAAGTTTGGTCTGGGTCTTGGGAAACCAACTCAAGCTTGCTTTCCGAAATGACTAAACCTCCAAGTACTAAGCTGACATACGCCGAAATTCGTCGAACAATTGCTGCGCGCAGTGGAATCGACTTACATCTACCGATTTTAAGGGCACCGGTGAAAATCGAAGTAACGAGGGCGGCTGTCATGGCAGACAAGTTTCCTGGGGTATTATCAAGCCATCTTTTCAGTAAGACGAGGGGTACCGTTTATGAGTATACGTCCGCGCTAGCAGGTGCACTTTGGGATCTCCTCAAAGAACGTTCTCTCCCATGTTTAGAGCCATATACTATTGGAGCTCGGGAGAAAGCTATAAACTTGGAGAAGGACGGCCAAGCTGCTACACGTATGATCATGATGTCGGAGGATGTTGTTGGAAAATTGGCCACTCCATTCGTCGACAATTGGGTCGGTGCCATAAGGTTCTTCAGGGACGGTGCGATATATATTGCTCAATCAATAGAGGAATGTGGTTATATTAAATTCAAAGAGGATTTAACCGGTTATAACTCATTCTGCTTTCATAACGATTGGGAAGGTTACGATAATACGTTGTACGAGGAATTAATGGTATCTGCTGTTGCTATCTGGAGATCTTCTTTTCCTAAAAGCAAGCATATTGATAATATATTCCTGTATATAGCTAGTTCGCTAGTTTTTAAGTACGTCGTGCTGCCAGGGGGGTTCTTATATCGTATAGATAAAGGCCTTCCATCCGGTTCAAAGGCCACTTCGTTGGTAAACACGATCTGTAATTGGATCGTGGTTTCGTTCGCTTTTTGTGATCATCTAGAATGGGATCCACAATTAGTCCGTCGTACACAGTTAAAATTACAAGGTGACGACGGTGCGGGTAAGGTACCTGGACATGTTAGCTGGATCAACTGTCAGAAATCGTTTGATAAAACAGGCTTAGTGACCAAGAATGTGGAGCTCAATTTTGGTCCGTTCGCA